CATTCGTGCCAACATGACAGGATCTTCCCCCGCATCGGTCACGATTTGTTGAAGGATTCGTGCAGCCTCATTCTGCCGGGATGCAGGGGATAGCGTTTGAGAGACACGATCCCACACCTGTTTAGTGAGACGACCGCTGGTCGCCAGGAGTCTGGATGGGTTAAACAATCCGCCAGCAACCTCGGCACCCAGTCGCACCCCTCCTTCACCGGGGGCCAGTTCTTCCGCGATGGCACCTCCAGCAGCAGCACCTCCAGCAGAAAATCCTTCTGCTGTCATGAATGCTTTAGGGGAGGAGCGGATTGTATCTAACATCGAATTGGTCCACTTCCCAACGAGTGTTTTACCTTCAAACGATGCCCCGCGTAGAGCGGCATTCATCGTCATCGTGGTTGGCACTGCGGAACCGAAGAACACTTCCCCCGCGATGCCTGCAGGTCGAAGATCCGGTGGCAGATCATCAACAGAGTTGACCGCAAACGCGGTATCAGTACCAGGGATATTGGTTTCGGATAACACTCTGCGACCCTGTTGTCCTATTTCTCGACCAGCAAATGCACCTACCAACCCACCACCAATGCCGCCCAATGCTGTCATCGCAGGGACTCCGGTCTGAGCACCGGCTTGCATACCAACACGGGCGCCCACGATCGCACCACCTAAAAGGGAGCCGCTTTCGACCATCTCACCAGCACCAGCCTGACCCGCAGCACCGCCCATCGCTACAGCAGTGGGACCCTGACCAACAGGCTCCAACATACTGTCAAAATCATCTGCCGGTGCCGCACTCCCGTCCACCGGGATCAGCATTTGGTCGAAATCGTTAAAAGACTGGTTATTCTCCGGCATTCTGACCTCTCTCTGGGATGCGGTACTCTTTGCCATTGGGTCCGATGATAATCGATCCAGGCGGGTAAGACATCGCCTCATCAACCGTCTTCACTCTTGGTGGGATACCCAAACGTTCCCGGAACTGTTGGATGCCGACCGCAACCCGCATTGCCTGCATCCGATATTCTGCATCCAGTTTCATATCAGATGTATTCTTAATGGCATCATTGTACCTGGCCACCAGTTGGTCATCCACGGCCAGCAACCGCTCTTTATAGGCAGTAGGATTGTCGATTAGTGAAGGTTGGATGGAAATCTCCTCCTTGATGTTCACCCTCTCACCCTCAGCATACCTCGGGTTGTTCTGGAACACGTTGACCAGTCGGTTCTGTAATGCAGGGATCATTGTTCTGGCTCGGTTTGCCGCCCCAGACCCGATCATACCTCCGATGTTCTCTCCCACCACAGGCAGCCGACCAACCTGCTGCCGAATAGCCGGGAGGGGCCCTGTCACGTTACCTGCACCTGCGGCAGCCCACAGTGTCTCCTCCGGGGGCACAGTGGGTGCCTCCCCACTCAAATCCAAGAACTTATCAGTTGCTACTTCCGGTGTCTGTTCAACCTGCTCCCCTGTAGCAGCCTGACCCCCCGGGATCGGAATACCAGCACGACGGGCTGCTTCCAGAATGTGTCTGGCCGGGGTTCTGCGAATGGTTTGGATGTCCCCTGTCTGGGGGTCTTTGTACTGTTGGGGTTTCATGTATTCGTTCAGTGCGGACTCAAACATCGTGACTTCCCGCTCATCAGCCAAACCATACGCCACTGCGTTAGCTGAGTCGTTCAGGATATTTAGGGACTGCCCAATGATTCCTTTACCGAAGTCAGGTTGAGAGGATTCCAGTCCAACGATGTTTTGCTTTTCATCTTGCGTTAGCTGCCGACCCAACACGGTCTCCGCGTCCCTCACTTTATCGGCGTAAGACTGCGGGCCTGCTGTGGGTGCTAACCCGGCCAGCCTCAGCCTTTGATCCTGTGTGATCTGCTCAACAGGTACACCTAATATTTGAGCCGTTTCCTGCAGCTTCTGTAGACCCTTGTTATTTTCAATCTCGTTTTCCCTGCGCTTCTTAACCACTTGCAACTTCATCGACCGCATATCGGAGGCAGACATGGAATCAATCACCAATGGTGATGACAGTAACTGATCCACTTGACTCAAGTCCCCCTGGATGAGCAGGGTCTGGACACCAGACTTCAATATCTCACCGCGACCAGTCAGTCTGTGGGCAGTCTGCTCCTCTTCACTCAGGGCACCTGACATCTGATCGACTTCGGCGTCCCATGAACTCATGTGCTCCATTATCAGGTCTGGTGAAACACCTGCCTGACTGGAGAGAGTCTTTCTGACTGATGATATGTGGTCGTTAATCAACGCCTTCTGGGATTGAATTGCCGTTTTCGAGGCCGTCCCCGCGTGACTCCCACGCGCCTGTTCCAACATCGCTTCAAGCTGTAGTCTGCTGTCCCCGCTTCCCCCATGACCCTGAAGAAGCTCATCTCTCTTCTCCGCCAGAGCCTCACCGTAAGATGATAGGACTTGGGGGTCTGTGAAGTCCTGTTCCGCTTGGATCTTGGTTAAGTTATCTCTGGCAAACGTGTCGTATTCATTTAGGGCACGAACACGTTGGATCGTATCAATCCGGCTCTGCTTCTTCTGTTGAACCTGTTGGATCTGATTGACAGCATCAGCCATGTCACCAAAGGGACTCGCTCCGAAGTCCTGCGCAGTAGCCTGCCGACCCCCAATGGAGCCTTGAGCAGTTGTTTGTTGGGTGTATTCTCTGATTTTTGGCATCAACTTGTCCTATTCATTCCGTAACTGGATGCACCGGATAACAACGAACTGCCTGCTTTAAAGTATGCACTAGACATCGCATTCTTCCCTTTCGACCGTTCCAGCGTCGCTGTGTTCTCGTATCCCTGCGCCTTCAGATCACCAGCGTACAGTATATTCTGACGATCCAGTTCGGCCTCCATCGCGGATTGTTCGATAATATCCAAGGGAGAGCCTTCCAGTGATACCCCTGATGCACCGTACCCCGCTCTTACCGCACCAATACGTCTGCGCGACTCTCGATCTTGCGCTTGTGCATTTGCTGCTGCCTGTTGTCTTGCGGCGATTGCGTTGTTGTTGGCAACGGCAGCGTTATATTCAGCAGCATTTTTTTGCTGGCGACCTTGGGATATCGCACTCATCGCCGAGACCGCCATGCTTACTATAGTTAGCACAGCCATTTACAAAACCCTCGCATATAATGCACAGTCCTTACCATCTGGAGTATAAGCGCGGCGGCGCTCACACTCAAGCTCGAACCCCAGCATCCGTGCCCATCTGTGGGCTTCTGGGAAATCGCAGTCCACATCCATTTCGATACGGCGGTAAGGGGCGATGCTCAAGTACCTTTTAACCGCTCTGGTGATATGTATCATTCGGGAACCTACATTGCGTGATATATAAGCCCACACCAAAGCTCGATTGGGTGACAGTTCTGTAGCTCCAGCACACCCTAATATCTCCCCGTCGTCTATGGCCGTAAATCCGTCTTTCTCCAACTGCCTCATGACGAAAGGGGTCAACATCTCTTGGAATCCTTCTTGTTGGTTCTGGATGAGAATGTTCATCAAGTGTTCTCTCTTAAAAGGCACGACATCCATTATCGATCCTGGGTTACAAGCTGCGGGAAGATACCCAGTAGGGTGAACGGTAGCGGCTGATCCTGCCGGAAATACATGTAACCTTCTTTCTCATATCCACCGTTCCACGCCACGGACTTGTCCCCGGTGAATAATGCAGGAGGACTCCCCATCGCGTCAGCAGAAGTTCTAAATGGTAAAACTTCCAGTGTTGATGTGGAAGGTCCAAACTTTAAACCAAGGGTTTTATAAAGTCGTATGCCTACCCGATGGATTCGTTTGGTTTTACTCTGAGCAGTCCCGTCTGCAGCACCCGCTTCGATTCGCAAGGTCTGTATGTTGGATATATACTTCAAGCCTAGATGGACCACACTTGATGATCTAGCCAGCGTAACACTCCCACTTGTTACTACGACATCGGGATGAGTAGATCCATCGGATAACACTTGCAATGTCTCTCCTTCCAGGTGGTCAAGACCGCTAATACTTGTTGTTGCTGTACTGTCGTAAGTCAGCCCACAGTCCACGAAGAACGCGTCCTCTGTGCCTGTATCGTCGAACTTGGGGGTCATATATTCGACATATCGCACAGTCCCCCCATCCACTGTTCGTTTAACAATTAGCCACAGTTCGTCGGCTGTTTCATCCGGGGTTGGAATTACGGCTACCGATTCCACCACGGCGTCACCATTACCAAAGGACCCACCGAGGATATGTCGATGCCAACCAATCACATCCTGATCCCGTTCATACGTTAATCCCACAAGTTGACCGTCAGCCCGGACAAACCAGACTACGGACTGAGGTTCTTGTTGATACGAGAACTGCGTCACACCTCCCGCCAAAACGTGTTCTGCCAGGATGGTCATGTCCGGTGAACGGAACCCGTCCACCTCGTAAACGTAGGCCAGTTCTCGCACCTTCCGTCCCGCTCGCTGTACATACAGGGCAGATTTGCCGGCCCGGAGTGCCTGAAGGTTATCGCTTCCGTAAGCAGTCGATCTCTTGGCTGCGACATTAGTCGGTGTGATAGCCTCTTGCAGAGAAGAAGGTCTTACGATCCATTCCCCCGAGGTTGTTCCTATCAGCAGACCCTTCTCATCGTCAACCATCCACCGAATGACGTTCACGTCGTTCGCGTTTAAAGTGACCGCTACAGCATTGTCATCTGCAACCAGTCCATCTGTTGCGGAAGGGGCGAAGTTTTCATAATCGCCCACTACACTCATATCTACTCGTTGGGGAGAGTAGTCACCTCCAGCAAAACATAACCGGTCTTCAAAGAAAATGCAGGTTGATGGGTATCCGGTGGTATCACTCCACAACCCTAGTCGCCAGTCTGTCACGGCACCAGTACCGCCTAGAGTGCTGATTACTGTAGCGGTGACATGAGTGGTATCTGTGTATGCCGTGATTTTAGCATACCCCCATGTTGATGAGTGTTTCAAACGCACCAACCGGTCCACGTCTGTTGAAGCGAATAGGGCGGCACTGGCCGTTAAAGTAACAGACCCTGTAGTAGCGGAGGGGGTGATGGTCGTGGTACCGACGTTGGTCACCAAATACGGACCGTCGAGGAAATTGATCGTTGTCAAGGTCCAAGAGGTATGACCTGTCCGACTTAATTTACGTGGAGTATAGTCGGGATGTGTGATATAGATCACATCCGCAGACTGGGTGACTTTCAACTGGAATAAATCAGCTTCGACATAAGGGGTGCTGATCTCATAGGGGGAGCCCCCACTCTCGATTTGCCCCCGGTCCCTGTAAAATCGAAGATACTGGTCTCCGAATTCTAGGATATATGCTTGTGTTACTGAGAACTGGAACGAGACTAGTCTTGTGGACTTAGAACTGGTCTTAACCTCGGCTACATACTTAGTACCCGATCTGCGCATCATCCCACCTTGCACCAGCGGAATCATGTTCTCGACTATCTTGGCAGCATTTCGGTACTTGTCGAACCGTACCTGGGCAGCCATCAACTCAGAAAACTCTCCTGCGTTAAATGACTCTTGGCTGGGAGATGCCTTCATTACAACCTACTCGTTATCCAAGAGCCGTCTGGGGCCTCCACAGGAGGGTTCTCGAATGCGTTGTGCTTTCTTGCTTCCCGAATACTGTCTTGATATTCCTGCATTGCCAACTGCCGTTTAGCATTACTCTGGGTTAATTGTTCACACATCTCCATCGCCAATCGAGCAGATAGGGCTTCGATGAACAGGGCGTCGAACTTGTTGGGATCGGTTACCCGGCTGACGTATCGTATCTCCAATGGTGCATCGTCATTGGTACGAATAAACCCATCTTCTAGTTTCCAGTCAGTCATGTAGACCTTTTCACGATGATCCGGTGGGACCAATTTTAAATAGTCGCTTGGTAATGGAAACTGGTTGTCGTACCCGAAGAGAGGGGACGTTGAGGACGCGGCCAGACTTGCCCTTTTTATGGAAAATGACCACCAATGTGAGCGCAGCAGGGCGTCTCTCACCGGCTTATAAGCGAGATTACAAGCCCTACCTTCGGTACTGTCCTCCGTCAACGATAATATGGAAGAGGCACCCAGTTTTTGTAACGCTCTATTACATATTCCAACCTCAGATGCCATAGGTCACCTACGCGATTGGGCTAGTTTCGGTCGTTTTGAGATGGTTCATGATTGCCTCAAGACCGAGGATCACATCGAGTTTAGTAGTGTAGATTGAGTCAGCAACTCGCAACTCGATTGCTTCACTTGAAGTAGATGCACCTTCAGTGACCTCGTGAGTCATCTCCTCACCCAACACTACGGAATAAAACTTGTCGGCCATGATAGCCTCCTATTAGTGGAAAAAGAGGGGGCCGAAACCCCCTCCGATCGGGTTAGATTACGTATTCCACCCAAACAACCATCGTACCGGTAGCCGCCGCAGACGCGGATACTGCTACAACATCATAGTCACGATTAGTGTCTGCTGACAGACCCAGTCGTTCCCACAAAGGCTCCTCGGCCTCTGCGATCAATGTGGCACCACGTTCAAAGGTGATCTCGGTGATACCTACTGCTGCAGTGGCCACATCAAGCGCCGATGCGAAGAAGTCTTGATCTACTACCGCACCACCGTTACCAGTGGTTTGATATAGACCGACGTTCATCGTAACACCGGTACCGAGGTCGTCACATGAGTAGAAACACCGTACCATCTTTGCATTCGATGGAACATGACAGAACCGATAAGTAGACCCCGCATCACCTCCAGCACACTCGACCTTGCCGTAGGCGCGGCGAACTGTGCCGGGGTTAGCGGTAGTCAACACCACAGGAGTGGCGTCTCGATTGGTAATTACACCAGAGTTAAGATCTTCTGTTGCCATGATACTCTCCTAATTATGCCCGGTAAGACTCGATAGCGTACACCTTGTCTTCTTCAAGACGGGTGGCACCAGCGGTCATTTTAGTGTAAAGCTGCCAAGGTTCCCCTTGCAGGTCATTACGCCGGGAGATGGAATTGTTGATATCATTCCAAAGCCCCAGATACATACCAGACTTGACCCACACCGGAAGGGTTACTTCGTTGGTGCCAGCCAGAGAGGTCTCGATCTGCTCACAGTGGATGAAATTGAACCCCAAGAACTGTTGGACCTTACCATCGACCAGAACTGGTCTGGAGTTGAAGTCCGTGCTGATCACCTGGATCTCGTTCAACAGGGAAGCATGGTCTGCAGCGGTGATACCGATGAACACCTCTTCCATGTCGAAATCGACGAAGTTCGCCATCATCAACTCTTTCACAGCCTTAATCTTAGCGACGTTCAGTTTTGAGTTCGCACCACCAACGGCAACATCCACCTCGTTCGCAGCGGTGAAGATGGTCGAAGTGCTACCAGTCTCGCCGGTCTTGGCGGTGCCGGTGAAGGCCGCACAGATCAGCTTATCGAACTGGCGACCTGCGGCCATGACAGCGTTTGCCACGTAGGCCGAAGACGGGTCGGTGATCAGGCGCAACTTGTCGAACTCGTCGATAAGTTGAGGCAGATCGAAGTCCGACGGGAAGACCCACCGACGATCCGTGGCCGCGTCAACGCGGGGCATGGCGTTAAATCGACCCGATACCGGCTGCATCTCAACAGCGCCAAACTGATCGACCGGGGAAGCTTGCTTGCCAACATGGGAACCCATGGTCACCGCGTTGCGGAGTTTGGACCCCTTCTGCTGAAGCAGGAGTTGGATATTCGTGCTGTACTGCTGCACGTAATGTGTAGGGATATTTACAGACATTTCAGTCTCCTAATGATAATACAAAAGATTGCGACCCTTTTAGGCGATCACATTCCCTGGCGTGTCCTCATCAGGAGAGGGGCCATCTGGTTGTTTCCCTTGGGGGCCTCTACGCTTACCGCGTCTGGGCGTGTCCCTGGTATTACTCACATCATTGCACAAGATACCTTCATCGTAAAGCTTTCGTGCAACTTTAATTACCTCGCCAGCCATATCATCTACAGACGGGCTGACGAGAGTTCGTGCGAGTTCAAGGCATCGCATTCTGGTGTCGTGAACGGCGTTCTCAGACATCGGGGTATGCAGCCTTCATCAGTTTCTCCATCTCAGCACGGGCTTCGATGTTTCCAGCAATGTATTTTGACGACCAATCCTTGTCACCCTGAAGCTGCTTGATCCGAGCCTGAGCACCTGCTGGGGTGAGCTTACCGTTAAAGTCACCATTACTGTTTCCGCCTGTAATGAAGGTGTCTTCACCCAGTTTGGAACCAATATTCGACATGAACTTCATTAGACCATCGAACCCCAGGGCCTTCTCCATAGCGTCAATCTGGTTCTCCTGTAACCCGAACTCACGGGCAGCGGATTTAGCCTTGTCGATCTGATCATCGTAGGCTTCCCCCCACTCCTTCCGAAGCGCAGCATCCTGCTGTTTCAGGTTCTCCTGGTACTGCTCAACCTGTGACTCACCCTGACCGGCAACGTAGTCATTCCACTTCTCGTTAATAACCTTCGCTTGTCGATCCGTTAAACCCGCCTCGTGGAACATGGTTTTAGCAAAATCCGCAAACTCAGTGGGTTGACCCTCTGGCACCTGCAGTTCGTACCCATTAGCATCCGAAGGCCGTCCCAGCTTGGTGTAGAACTGATCCAGTTCTACTTTATCCGCCTTGTCGAAGTCAGGCAGGGTTAACAGTTTTTCGTGGGGGGTGCCCACGTATTTCTCTGCGTTACGGAAACCTTTGACAGCGTTCTCAAGGGCTGCCGTTGGGTCCAGCTTAGTTAGACCCCGATTCTCCATCCAGCCTTGGGTATCTTCATCGAACCCTGCGTACCACGATTGATCGCTGGTACCCGTATCTACACTTGCGGCACCAGTATTGGCACCACCGTCCCCGGTCTCACCGGAGGTGATTGCTTCTTCACTCATTTCTGTATCTTCCTTTGTTGTGGAATATGCAACTCAGTCAGTTGCTCTTCTGTTAGATCAAGATGCTCCTTGATCCTCAACCATACTTCACGCCTCCCCTCCATCAGCGCCGATGCGCGAGCGTCAGGGTGGAAACATGATTCGTGTGCTCTACAAAATTGGGCTAAGTCCTGCAATACAGTGTCCCCGGCCACGCCGCCAAACGTCAGCTTGTAGGCCCGTTGTCGGCCAGACAGGAAGTTGCGCGCCCTCTCCAGCACACTCATGTGGGTGCTCCAACACCCGACTTCATCATCGCGGCCACCGATGGGCCTGCGTCAATGAGTTGTTGTGTCTCAGCCTGCTGCTGGCGACCTTGGCGTTTCTGCTTCACGTCATCCTCACTGGTGAGGAAACGAACCGGCATGGCGTTCACATCGGCCAGATATGGAACAATCTCATCAAAGTTGAACCAGTCCATGGGTGACGGATCCTGAGCCTGAGCCGCGATCTCTGCAGCCCACTGGATTGTTCTCATGGTGCCTGCACCTGACTCAGCTTTCTGTGCCCGAGATAAGGGGGAGTCATACTCGATCTTATACTCACCCTCAGCCTCAATCAGGACTTGGGGCATCGGCGGCAATTTACCTTGGCGGCTCAGAATATCGAGTTCCCGTTCAATCATGGGTCCGAGAAGCTCAGATTGCTGTCTGCCCATCGTCGGGGCCAATAGTGCCCCTTTCTCCCTGGCTCTCTCCATGACCTCTGTAGCGGTCATCTGAGGCGTGTCCACAAGGATCTGGAACAGGGTGACAAGGAAGGCATCATTAATCACGGCCCTCTCATCGTTCATCATCTCGTTGGCTATTGCCAAGCTGCCGGTGGGTAGTGTTTGGATCAGGGATCGACCTTGCTCGTTCACACCACCGTAGTTCAGGGCACCAGGGGCCATACTGAATGAGTCCAAAACCCCATCGTCATACGCAAGCAGCACCGGGTCTACAATTCGCTGACCCTGCTTCAGAACTGTCTTCTTCTCGGCATTCAGGGTCTTGATGGCCGGTAAAACCTGCATCGCCGGACTACGACCGTATAGTTCACCGGGAGTAGTGACATGACGACTGACAGGCATCGGGAAGGTTTCATAACCCCCTTCCTTCAGTACGGCTCGACCTTCTACTGAAACATAGATTGATCTGAACGGCATACCCCTGAAGTCAGCCCTATTCGTTTCCATCTCATCGTTTGGACGAATACAGTGGATAACTTCGTAATTTTTGTCAGGGTTGTTATCTGCGTTCTCTGCGATACTTTTTGGTACAGCGTCTCCGAACTGCTGGATCATCTGACGAACTGTCATGGGGAACCGACGATACGCGGTATCTACGATACCTTGATGATTGGTGCAGAAGAACACCTCACCCAAGAACATAGATTTATATCGGATACCGCTCTTCCGCCCACGCACGATCAGGTCATCGACAAACATGCTACCTGTGCCAAACGCCCCCAACGACATGTAAATCTCGTGAATCTGGGATGCGAAGTTGGCGTTCGGCATGTAACGGTACTTGAACAGTAGTCGATTTACTTCGTCAAACCATAACCGAACCTCCCGCATCTTCATTAGATCGGGGTTGGTCGCGTTTAGCTGGTGCCATATCCCATTCCGTGGAGTCAACATGGACTCCATGGCAGAGGCGAACCGGGTCAGGGCAATCGAGGCGGTTGAGTCGAACTGCTCTTGGGTGCGTTTTTCCCCTTTAGAAGCGTCGGCGTAGTTCCCCGCTTCAAACAGGGTGCTGTAGCTGGGCCATACCCGTTCGGCCACCTCTTCCCAGTGGGACTCCCAGTTAGACCGGTTCCCTTTGAGTTGATCGGCGCGCTTAATTACAGCGTCTGCTCTGGAATCTTGACCCAAGTTATCAGCCATTTCTATGATCCCAGTAGTTTCTTACGTGCGGTTTCTGGTTCATCAGAAACCTCACCGGCTAGAATAGTCGATGCTCGACCCTGTGCCAACTGACGACGTTTTCTCTCTTCTGCAGCAGCGGCCTGCACTGACGCACTATCCTGAGTGGGTGCCGGAGGTGGAGGAGGTGGAGGAGTGGGACCGCCCCCACCGAATAGACTGGACATAGATTCGTCTCCTATTGTGATTAAATGAAACGTAGCATCAGAGCACTGGGGCGTCAAGCCCCTTCGCTACAGGGGTTCTGCTTCTTCTTGCTGCCCGAATGTCTCTCCGGGCTACCGGTTCTGCAAAGGTTAACACTAAGGCGTCCCCATCATCCGGCGACCGTCCAATGCGTTTTTTCAACTCGTCTTTCCGCTCCAGGATAATCTTATCACGGGAAGCGCCGTACTCCTTATATTCCACGGCAGTCAGATCCGTGTACAAATCGGGGTCTTTATCAATACAACCCCCATCAACCAACCAGTCTCTGAGAAAGGCATACATATCTGTCCGTTTATAGGCATATTCGTCACGGGTTGACTTTCCCCCAAATGCCACTTCTCGGGTTCTGTATTTCATGCTCTTCAGGATCTCAACCACCGCAGATCCCATACCCTGATCGATAAACACGGCATCCGGGTTGTATTTGTCCATCAACCACGCGATCTTCCTGGCCGATTCCATAAAGGTGGGGGCTTTCCACTTGGTCGGGGGTATGCTCTTGGCATCTTTGCCCTGGCGGAAACGTGCCACACAAAAGTCATTGTTACCACGACCGATGTCCACTCCCATTATTAATGGTGCGTCAGGATCATAAAAGGGTTCTCTCTTCTGGGCTTCAACTACCACTTCCCGAGAGATGAACTGTGCATCACCTTGCCTGGGGAATTGTCCCTTCACCTCAACACGGGCTGGGTCGCTGTCTTCTCCGTGCATCTCGATGATACGATTGTAGACCGACTGATCGACGCCTTCCACTGTGCGACTGTCAATACTTTTGGTTTGCCAGAATCCCGCGTTACTATGGAAGCAATCGAAGAATCGACCGCTTGCCCTTCGAGGGTTCGAGTAGCATATCCATAATCGCATCTCAGCCAAGTCCGTGAAGAACCCGTCGCTCACACTCCAAATGTTGTCAGGGATGCCCGACGCTTCATCCATGACCAGCATCATGCCAATCATACTGTGGGCCCCCGCGAAGGCGTCCGGGTTCTCCTCACTCCATGTCTGAGCGTCGGCGTAGTAGTACTGGGTGTCAATCTTTAACTGTTTTTGTAAAAGCTGTGCAAACCATGACGCCGGTCGAACACTGGTTGCGCTCTTGTCGAACCAGTGGCTGTTCAAACCCATCGTGATCCATTTACCCACTTCAGCCATTGTTCTTGACCGTAGCTGAGCTTCCGTGTTGGCTGTGATGATCTCAGTCCCGCCCCACCACGTACTCATGAACCAGTCTGATAGCATTCCAACACCCGCCGACTTCCCGATACCACG